GAACATTTTTATATTAACAAAAAAACGTTGAAAAGCAAAATGCTAAGGCATAAGGATTCCTTCTGGGGATGCACAGTTATACGAAGCGGACTATGGTGCAGACACACAGAGAGCAAGAGAGTGTGAATAGTATCCAGTGTACCTGTAACTATTTAGAGTACTTAGAATCTAGAAAAACGTAAAAAAATTCGTTTTTTTAGCATTCGCATTCCTCCCTGGTAAATGACCCTCTTCTCTAGGATTTATGTCCATATCCCCACCCCTTTACTAAGGGGAAGTTATCTGGACACAAACGCTAATACCATTTGTTGTTTTTCGTGGAGCGGTATATTTCTCGCACTGTGCCTGCTATGCCACGCAAAAAGCCTTCAGAGGGGTTAATTCCTCCAAAGGCTTTCTGTGTGTAGTGTTTTATGTTAGCGTACAATACAAAAGAAGCAACAATATCTGCAACCTCTTTTCTATTTCCACATGTACATGTATTGTAAGCTAACATGAGTGGATTGTAAATGAGCATAGTGTGAAATGCAACTGTGGATAACTTATTTATGTGTACAACCTGTGCATAAACTACCGTATTGACTTTCTTACAATCATGCTATACTTTCATCAGCGGTTTCCTCTTTTGTAGCTACCACAATTTGCATTCGATTAAACAAACAAGAGTTAAATTTGATCTCCAAAACTGGCTACATGAAAAACAGTAGTGTTAGATACAAGCGCACTTAGTTTCTCCGCTTCCCGAAAGGGATTTATACGCATTAACATAAACAACAGAATGCACACTTTACGTATTAAAAAAGATCACCTTGAGTTGCTTGTCAAAATTTTAAATACAACTAATGGGAAACTATCCATACTCGATAGTCGCGTCCGTGATCGTTTCTACATGGCACTCGACAAAGAATATAAACTGTTCTTTCAAGAAAGAAAAGACCTGTACGAAAAGTTCTGTATACGTACGGAAGATGGAAAACCAGATCTCACAGAACTCAAACAATATCAGTTTCCAAAGGAGTCTACTACTGAACTAGAACAAGAGTACATTAAACTTATGTCTGAAGAGGCAGTCATTCAATACTCATCAGATCCAGAATCACTCAAGCACATCATAGAAAATGCTGATTATTGCCCAGAAGTTGGTGAGGTCGATAAAATTGACATTATTTTAGAAAGTATTAAAATATAATATATGGATGGACTTACAGAAGAAGAGCGAGCAAGTATAACAAAAGATATTGAAGCTATTTGCGAGAAGTATGATATTGATATTGGTGTTTCTTCAAGAATAGAACTAATCAAAAGAACCAAGAATGAACCAACTGGAACAGAACAACCAACCAGCGAAGCCACCGAGGAAGCTAACTAAAAAAGAGCGTGGTTTTGTCTATGATTTTGTTCTCACTGAAAATGGTACACAATCTGCGTTGAAACATTATGATACGAAAAACTATAAGACAGCATCGGTTATTGCATCAGAGAACCTTGGTAAACCTAGAATTCAGGCTGCAATATTAGAGGCTCAAAAAACACTTAAAGAAGCTCTTGTAGAAAGTGGAATTACTCCTGAATATATTGCAGGGAAAGTAAACGTGCTACTCAATGCAACAACAAAAGAAGGTGACGAAGATTACACTGCAATTGATAAAGGACTCAAACATGCGACGTTGATCTATGGTGTGAAAGAGACTGAACCACCATTAACACAAAACCAAACAAACTATAACTTCATTTTTAATCAAGAGGCTCAGAAGAAAATACATTTGATTGAAGATGAATTGAAACTAATACTTACAAACAATGCTCAACAGAATACAAAAGATATGGAAAATGAGTAACAAGCCTATGGAAGTCATTGATTCATTGTATGATGAGAAAATAGACGCATTACCGAACGAAGGTGATGGGAAGGCGGTGTTCTTTTCCGAGGGCACTGAGGAAGAGTATAACGACTTTAAACAAGAAGAAGATGGGACAAAACTGTCTTTTAAGAATTTCAACCTATTATGAGAGAATACGAATCAACACCGCGGCCTGAGATTGAATATCATTGGCATATCAAGGACTTGATCGATGGCCAGCAAAAGAGAGTTGATGACCGTAACCGTTTTAGAGAACGTGAGAAAGAACGAGAAGAAAGGGATACCGTACTCAAAGACTCACCAGTTATTGCCCTTATTGACTTTTATTGTGATACATGTGGTGTTGATTTCAAAAGACTTGCACACCGTCATATTGAAGTTGATTGGTCCAATACCACACAAAACATTGCGTTCTATAGGTCGAAATGTTCAAAAGGACATTGGTGTATGCGGTTCATAACGGACAAACTCAAGGACGGATACTGGGTTCGTTCACGGAATGTTGCGTTAGATAGGGGTAGGAATTTTAAAGATATGGTGCAACCATGGGAAACAAATTTCCAATTATTATACGGTAGAAAAAACACTTAATTATGAAAGTATCAAATGGGTATGTTGTTGTAGAGCGTTTCGAAGATGTTAAACAAGAAGGTTTTCAGACAGTGGAAGTCCAAGACAATTTTATTTATAAAGGCAAAGTAACACTCACGCCAGAGCAACCAGTTTTTATTGGTAATTCGCACATTGCACCAGGTGATGTTATTTTGTTTGCAAAGTATTCACCAGACACACATGATATTACTGATGATGGGAAGAAATTGAAGTTTGTGAGTACACGCGATATTTTAGCTGTGTTGTAATATGTCTGACGAAGTAAAACAAAGGTTAACAGCAAAGGACATGCCAGTGACACTCGAATCAGTTGATGAGATGGTCAAAGGTTGGAGAATGGGTCCTGAAAAAAAGACTATCGTTCCACGGTCAATTCAAGGTATACCAGAAGGATTTGCGTATTTTATAGAAACAATGTCACCTATTGACGATTTGGTACAGCATGGTTACTTGATTGCATTTCGTGAAGGTTTCTTATTGGGCGATCCACAAAACAGGGCTATGTGTTATAAGCCTGTCGTTGTAAAAAAAGATTCCACACAAACGGAAATTGATTCCGAGTTTGCACAACAAGAGAAGCAATTAGTAGAGTGTTATATAAATGAAAGATAAATTATGTCTAATAAACAAATAACAAAAGGACACGAAGCACGTTTACAAATTAAGAAAGGTATCGACGCAGCTGCTGATGCAGTTCGACCAACACTCGGTGTGGTCGGTATGTCTGCTCTTATTGAGTATCCAGGACTCGATCCGATAGAGTGTGACGATGGTGTGACTATACTTAAAAACTTAGAATTTAAAGATCAGCATGAACAACTCGGATTACAAATGCTTCGTAAAGCAGCACTTCGAACGTCGTCTGAGGGAGGCGATGGAACAGCTACAACAACGGTCCTTACACAGGCTCTCGTCTCTGAGGTTTTCAAAGAGATCGCCAATGACAGTAGTAAGATTAGAGAAGTTAAAGAAAGGTTGGATGTAGGATTGGCAGAAGTCCTTGCTGAGCTTTCAAAAATTAAAAGAGAAGTCACCGAAGAAGATATCGAAAAAATTGCAACAATCTCGTCGCTCGATCCAGAGGTCGCTAAACTTATCGCAGAGGTCATCAAAGAAGTAGGTATTAACGGTGTTGTGACCGTCGAGAAGGGTTCCAAATTTGGCTATTCGAAAGAAGTAGTGAAAGGAGCTCGGTTTAATTCTGGACTGATCTCACCATTCTTTATCAATGATTTTGAGTCTAACGCATCAGTTTTAGAAAAACCGTACATTGTACTTGCTGATAGAAAAATAAGCACAAATGAGCAGATACTCAACCTACTCAACACAATCGGAACAGGAAAGTCAATTCTATTCATTGCAACTGATGTGGACTCTGTAGCGCTTGGCACTTTGACACGTAATGCACAGCTTAAGATTGCAGATCTTGCATGCGTACGTAATCCATTTACAGCATCAAGCGGACGTGATTTCTTATTTGATATGGCAGCACTTACGGGTGCTACTGTTATCTCAGAGGAAATGGGAATGAAACTTGATGATGCTACTGTAGCATTGTGCGGCCGTGCTGAGAAAGTTATCGTCACTCGTGATACCTGTACGATCATTGGTGGGAAAATAGGTGAAGGATTTGAAACGCGTGTCAACCTTATTCAAAGTGAGATTGATTCAACAACAAGTGAATACCAGAAGATGATGCTCGAGGATCGTCTTGCTCGTTTAACTGGAGGTATTGGTGTCATACGAGTTGGTGCATATACTGACAGTGAATTCCATGCTAAGAAGTATAAGTTTGATAATGCGATCAACTCTACACAAGCGGCGTTGCAAGAGGGAATATTGCCTGGTGGTGGTGTTGCATTGTATGAAACTCATATTCATGTACAAGAGCCGATGTTTCGAAAAGCCCTTAAAGCACCAATAATTCAAATGGCAGAGAACGCTGGGATTCAATCTTATGTACTAGATACAGGCGATTTATATGGATACGACTTTAAGACTAAAAAGAAAGTTAACATGTTCGACGCAGGCATCATAGATCCATTCAAAGTAACGCGTCTTGCATTAGAGTCTGCTACAGCGATTGCAAAATCACTTGCAAGTATTGAAACAGTGATTACTGAATTAAAAGATGAAAAGAGCGCTGATAAATAATGAAGTTGTATCATACTCTGATGATGTGTTTAGTCGTTGTGGTATTAAAAAATGCAATCATAAAGGACACGAGTTTTTTGATGGATGCGGAACAACGAAACTAGTCACGCTCAAAGACAGCTACTATGCAAATGCGGAACAATACCAAAGCGGACATTTGGTATATTCTCAAGCAAAAAGAGGACTCAAAGAAGGCTGGTACGATCCTGAATATATATCTTTTTGTGTTGCTGAACGTAAAAAAGAAATAGCTGATGGTGTAACTGATTTCTCAAAATGGACCGAACCAGGGCACGATGAGAGACATTATAAGAAATATAGAGATGAAAAATCAAGAGAATAAACAATACTTTTCGATCCTACAATGGATCGTTTCTGAGGGTATTGTGAATGAAAAAGGAGAGGCATTTGACTTCAGAGATCGTCCGTGGCTTTTGGATATCTTGTGCGACTGGAATCCGCAAATAGTTGTGACAGCCTGTGCGCAGGTAGGTAAATCAGTCACGTTCTCCATCAAGGCGCTGTTTGCGATAAAGCATTTACATTTCAACATCATCTACACGATGAGTAGTAGTGAAGACGTAAGAAAATTTGTTAACACAAAGATCAATCCGATTATCATTGCAAACGAAAATGAGTTCAAGAATATGGACTCAGACAGTGTTGAATTAAAGGAACTGAACAAGCGTTTCTTTCTCTTCCAAGGTACAAACTCTATCACTGCTGGTGTTTCTGACACTGCTGATATTCTTATTCACGATGAGATTTCACGCTCTGACCAAGCAACTATTCAAAGGTTCAAGTCACGTACAAAAGCGAGTCGATATAAAGGGCGATGGATGTTTAGTAATCCAGGTAGTGAACGTGATGAGCTCGATCTGCAGTGGCAAAAGTCTGACCAGAAAGAATGGTGCATCACCTGTCCTCATTGTAAAGATGAGCATTTTCTTGTATGGCCAGAGAGTGTTGATATTGAGAAGAAACAATATATATGCCGTTCATGTAAAAAGCCTATTAGTGATGAAGTACGACGCAAAGGTAGGTGGGTAGCACAAAATCCAACAAGTACCATATCTGGGTATCATATTTCACACTTGATGTGCTGTTGGATCCCTGTTGATGAAATTATCGAAGACTCGCAAGGAGATCCGGCGTATTTTAACAACTTCGTCTTGGGTAAATCATACAGTCCAGGCGACTTGAGTGTGACAAAATCGACCATTCTTGATCTTTGGACACCACGTCCTATTGATGTAGGTGATAGGTTTATTGGTGTAGACGTTGGCAATATAAAGCATTATGTTGTGCGAACAAATAAAGGGATAATAAAGATGGGTAGGTTCTCTAAATGGGATGATTTGGATGCTCTTATCAAATTTTGGAAGCCTAAGGCGGTGGTTATTGACGCATTACCAAATACTACAGCGGCAAATTATTATGTTGAAAGATATCCGTTTGCGCTTATGTCTTTCTTCCAAGAGAATGACAACAATCCACAGACAATTGTTTGGTGGGGTGACGGAGATAAGAAAGGTATTGTGTATTCACACCGTGATCGTATTCTTGATCGTATGTTGACTGACATGATTGAGGCAAAGTTTCTGATTGGTGTTGATACTGATGCCGAATTTCGTGAATTTGTGAAGCATTTTGAGACGTTACGACGTGAAAAAGTGGTCAATAATAAGGGAATTGAGAGGTATATTTGGGATAGTACTACAGGTGTTGACCACTATGTATTTGCGTGTTTATATGCGTATTTAGCTGCATTAGGCGCTGGATCCGGTACATTTTTCAATGAAATGGATGAGAAAAAGAGCATACTTGGTGCTGATAATGTGTGGGATGTGTCGGTTGCGTTCGCAGAGAATAATAATGAGTACTATGATACAAGAGAATATTAAAATATACGCAACAGATGAGACTGCTCGATTGTTTTTGTTGTTTCAGCAGCACTATGATGTGTTTAAAACACTAATTGATTCTGGTGCATTGAACCAGAGAAATGCTTCAGTAACACTTCATTTTGACAATGATGGTACACTAAAAGTAATACAACGAGCTGATTTCCTGTATTCAAAGAAGCACGAAAAGAAATAAAAGTTATCCACAGTTTGTACTTTACACAACTTATGTGGTACTATGTGCGTATCAGATAGACCAGTCCTAACTTGTAACACACAAGCGGACATCCAAATTTTTTGGGTGTCCGCTTTTTTATATACACATAATGAAAATAGATCTTAAAGATTACACTGAGACAGAATTGAGCCAACTTGTTGATTCACGTTGGAATTCTTCTAGTGAGTTGTGGGAAAAGGTAGATCAAATCTACAAAGTGAATACAGCTATTGTTGAAAATAGGGCTGATTGGTTGCAGTTTATCCCTGAACGTCGAAGAAAGTTCCGTGTTCAAGCAAATAGAGTTTTCCCGAATATGGAAGCAGTTATTAACTCTGTTATTGCAAATCCTGCTGGGATCAATCTCATACCAGCACGAGAAGGAGTTGCTGCACAAGATTTTGCACGTAAACTTGAGAGTTTTTTACGTAAAAAACTCGAAGATAGAAACGTAAAAGAGGTGATGCGTATGGGATTGCGCAATTTATATTTTGCTCGTCTCATTATTATAAAACCTTTCTGGAATCCAACAATTGATGATTGGGATTTCCGTGCTATTGATCCACGTAATGTACGTATTAGTAAGTTTGCTCGAAAAGAAGAGGACAGTGAATTTATCATAGAAAAAATAGAAGATAACTTGTGTGCAGTTATTGAGCGTTTCCCTACAAAGAAAGATGCGCTAATGCAGAAGTATGGCATCACTGATGAGAAGCAATTGTACATCAAAAATCCTGATGTCACATATAAAGAGGCGTGGATTCAAGATAATGTTATTTTCAAACTCGACAACATCATCTTAGGCCAGATTAAGAACCCATACTGGGACTGGGATGGTGTACTCCTTTCTGAAGAAGAGTTCACAGAACTTGAACAAGCGGATCAACTACGTAGACGTGAGATACTACAGAACGCAAAAATTGAGCAAGATGTACGCAAAGCACAAAATGGTGGACAAGGTACTGTGACAGAACCTACAGGTGAAGTTGAGCCAACAGAAGGCGCAACAGGAATGGAAATGCAGACAACTCCGTCAAACTATAAGCCTTATTTCTTCAATTTCTTCGATCATCCTCGCAAGCCATATATTTTTGCAACGCTATTCAACAATGAGAATAGTCCTATTGGGCGTACTGACATGATTACACTTGTCTCTGAACTCCAAAGAGGAATAGACAAACGAAAGATGGATATTGATGAGAACTGTGAACTTGCAAACGGTGTGTTGAAAGTTGATGCGTCTGTTATGCCAAAGTCTGACGCGCAACGTATTCGTTTTGAGACTAAGGGTATTATTTGGGGCAAAGGAGTTAAAGATGGCGTTACACGTGAAACAGGCCAAGCACTTCCACAGATGGTGTTTGATGACATGATCGACTCACGACAAGAGATTGATAACATTATGGCTGCATCTTCTGCATTCCGTGGTGAACGACAAGGACAAGAGACAAAGGCTGGTAGACTTGCTCTTATACAGCAGTCATATTTGCGCCTTAATGAGTTGGTGCAAGTGGTGGATTATGAATACAAAGAAATGTACAGCTGGGCGTTACAACTATCTAAGACTCGGTACACTGAATACCACTATGAGAAGTTTATGGGTAACGAAGGAGCACGTGAGATGTTTGAATTGATACAGGATGATATTGAAAATGGTACGGAAGTCACTGTGATTGCTGGAAAGTCTCTGCCTGTTGATGATGAATTTAAATTTGAACAAGCACAGAGTGACGTAGAAAAAGGATATATTTCACCAGTTGATTATCTCGATATCGCACAATATGACAACGCGAAAGAACTCTCTAAGAATGCTGTTGCATACAAGATAAACCCAGCAGTTGCAGTTGGTATTACACCGGAGGAACAACAAGAATTGTCACCTGACGCTCCAGCAGAAGAAAAGCCACCATCAGTGAGCATCTCGTATGCAGATCTTCCACCAGATGCACAGATACAGCTTTTGTCTAAGATCGGCATACAAGCTGATCCAAATGTTTTATTGGCTGAAAAGATGGCTGATAGAGATTCAAAGAAGCAAGAAGTTGAGATGAAAAAGAAAGTGGGTTCGCCTATACAAGTAGAGAAAAAAACTACTACTACAACATAAAATCACGACCTGAGCACGTCGTTAAACTACTTACAGTGTTCCTTGGAGTGAGGCAACTAGAACAACATATACATACATAAAATGCTAGTTGCTCCTCTCCAGGGAAACCTGAAACATTTTATTAGTTAACGGACCAAGCAATTTGTTTTCAGTCCATATGGACCAAGTTAACAAAGGGGCAGTCATATAAACTATGGAACCAGAAGTAACAATGCCTGTTGAAACGGTCAGTGTTGAACCAACACCAAGTCCTGAAACAGAAACAGCACCGACTCCTGCTGAACCAACGGAGCCAGCAACACCTGCTGCACCTGAACTCTATGAGTTGCCAGATGGTAGAAAGGTGGACGCAGAGACTTTGAGTAAAGAATGGAAAGATAATTTCTATCCTGACTATACTCGTAAGTCTCAAACCCTTGCGGAAATTGAAAAGGGGAAGATTAACAACGAACCTGCACCAAGTAAATATGCAGATCCGACATATCAGCCATCGACATATCAAGAGATTATCGAGGCTGCAAAAATCGAAGCGTTGAAAGAGATAGAGACAAGGGAACGTACTCGTATTGAGGAGCAAAGGGCAATCGAGAACACGATCGCAGCGCAACTTACTGAGTTGAAGCAAGTCGATCCTGCTTTAAATGAAAATGCATTGTTTCTCCATGCTACAAAATATGGTTTTCGTGACCTAAAAGTTGCACACCAAAACATGCGGGATATGAGTGAGCTTGCAAAGAAAGTACAGGCAACAACTGCACAGAACATTGCAAAACGAGCTGATCCTGTCAGTGTCACACCAGGTGGAACTGGTACGCGTCCTGATCCTTCCTCTTTTGATTCTGCTATAGACTACTTGCGCAGTTTAAAATAATTACTAATTTACTATGATTTTTAACGCGGCAGTTACAACAACTACACGTGATTTCATCGTCAAGCGTGTATATGACCAAGTAACAACTGGTACTCCAGGCTTGATGACGTTTCTCCAGAAGAAAATTCAACCTAATGGTGAATGGCTTTCTGGTACTTCTTATAAGTTTGCTATCAAATACCAAGATACTACCAATGGTGGTAACATGGGCATTGCTGATAAACTCGACACTGATCGTCAGAACGTTCGTGTACAAGCTAATTTCAATCTCAAGGCAGCTAACAAGCCAGTTGTCGTTGCAATTGCTGAAACGACAGCGAACATGGGTGACGAACAGATTGTGAACCTTTTGGACACAGAATTTGACTCACAAGGTCAATCTTTGATGACCCTTATGGCACAAAACTTGTATACCGGAAACGGAACAGGTAACGATTGGGACTCACTTGCAAACGCAGCAGCAGACTCTACACTTTTTGCTACATATGGCGATCTTTCACGATCAACATATACAGCATGGAGTGGATACTACCTTGCTTCAACAGGTGCATTGACTCTTGCAAAATTGGCGACTGCATCAGATGCAGTAACTATTGGAGTTGATGAGCCAGATCTTGCGCTTACAACTAAGTCAATCTGGTCAACATACGAAAGTCTTTTGACACCTACAGTACGAGCTAACTTCTCTACTTCTGGTTATCCAAGGATGAACGCGTGGGGTGGAGTTCCTTCAACACCAGGACTTGGTGGTCAGCAAGGATTCGTGTACCTCACATTCCGTGGTACACCAATTGCTAAGGATGAACAAGTACCGTCTGGTAAGTTCTTCTTTACAAACACAAAGAACTTCGGATTCGTTGGATTCAATTACGAAGACAAAAACATTATTACTGCAAACTTCCGCAATACGACAGATGCAGTACCAGCTGGAGTTCCAGGAAATGTAAAGTCAACTCGTGGATTCCAATTCCGAACACTGATGCAACCAGTCGATCAGCTTACTAACGTTGGTTACCTCATCTATGCTGGTAACTTCATGGCAACTGAATGTCGTCTCCAAGGTCAAATGGCAGCAGTAACATAATTAACTATATGATTGACGATACAAACGAAGAGGTAGCAGCAGTTGAAGAAGTTGCAGATACAGAAGTTGCAGAATAATTTATTCGCCTTTGACCCCACATATGATGGGAGACCGTAGCGGCAGATACTAACGGAACAACAGCAGTGTCTGTTTTTGGATCAGCAGGACTTTCTGTTGCGATTACTATCACAGGAGTGTTCTTGATCGCTCAAGACACAACTGCAGGTAACATCACAGTAGAAAATCCAGCGGCAACAGTTGTCTGTACTATTGCAAAAGGTGCAACAGCAGGTGCATGTGTTGGAGCAACAACGCTCTCTAACACAACAGTTGCAGCAGGAACAAATCTTGTTGTTGATTCATCTACAGCAGGAAACGCTCGTGTGTTTATTACATTCACAACAGCGTAATTATTAAGTAGGCGGTGCTTACAAATTGGTATTGAACTAAGAATTTGATACCTGTAAATTAAAAAAAACATGAATACAATTTCATTTCAAAGTGTTTATCAGACAATAACAGCACGTGGTGAGTTCAAACTCGGACAGCGTGCGTTGACTCCTGATGGACGCGAGTGGCAGTTTATCAAGGCAAATACAGCGATTGCGAACAGTTTGGTTGCTGTTCCTGATGGAGTTACATCAGCTGATCTTTGGTCATCTTCAACAGATAACCAAGGACGCATCGTATATCTTACGCGTGCAGCTTCAGCAATGACAACAGGTGCATTTGAGGATGGTATCGGTGTTGTTGATGATGGTACAGGCCGTGGTCAGACATTCAAAATTAAGACAAACAATGCGACTACCATTACGTTGTACCCTGAAACAGCTTTGACAACAGCTCTTTCAGTTGCTGATTCTGATCTTACTCTTATGACTATGAGTGAGTGTGACCCAGCAGCAATTACTTCAACTGTTCAGATGGCGCAAGGTGCGGTGCAAACTGCATTCTCAGCTGGTGATTATGGTTGGGTACTTACTAACGGTGACGGGCGTGTTACTCCAGGTAACACACTCATTGTTGGTAAAGGGTTTTCAACAGGTGATGATACAGTTGGCCAAGTTATCGTTTCTGTTACCGCAGAAGGACCATTCAATGCTCAAAATCTTGGGTATGCGATTGTTGCAAACCCAGCAGCAGATGTCAGTACACTCGTTCGTGTGATTACACGATAAGTGTTTCGTTATTCCCCATATTCTCGTTATATGGGGAATATACGGCACATTTAGTACCGTACAAGGAACGTCAGAGCCTTGTAAATCTTAAAAAGAAAAACTATGCAAGAAGCAAAAGTTTCAAATCCGCGAGAATATGAAGTTATTGAGTTTACGAACACAACAACTTTCACATTCACTCCTGAAATGGGTTCCATGTACAACGGAACTCCCATCTCTGGTTCAGGGGTAGGTATCGCACCAGGGGAGTCAATTATGCTCCCATATCATGTTGCACATTTACTAGCAAAAAACCTAGCAAAACAGGCACTTCTTCGTGAAGTACCAACAAAAGATGCTGAGGGCAGAACCATTGAAGGTTCAATGTGGGATGAAAAAAAGCTCGAAGAGGTTAAAGGAAGATTTTTGAAGATTATGTACACGGAAGAAAAACCACGTGCACTGTCTGATTCAGAGATTCTTTTGGCTAAAATTGAGGAACTTAACAAATGGAAAGAAAGTATTGAGTCAAAAGGTGCTACTAACGTAGAACCAAGTACAACTGGATATTTAGACAAGGCTGCGGTCATTGCTGAACTTGAGAAGCGTGGTATCGCACACGACAAACGACAAGGTAAAGACGCATTGGAGAAATTACTTGCGTAATTAGCAAGAAAGCTAGTACGCAAAGACGCATTGAGAGTTGCAAGCACTCTTACTAGCTTATGGAAACAATCATTGACACACAAAAGACTGTTCAATTAAGGATGTTGGCTGATTTGAATATGCAAGTGGCTGAGGCAAAAGCTGAACTAGCTAAATTGCAAAACAAACAACGGATGTATTCGCATGTACATTCATACGAGGATCCTGTTGTGGTTACGACTGTTGCTGAAAAAATAGATGGTATTGTTGTTACACCCGATAGTATGGCCTCTCTGAGGAGATTATCTGAGATAAATCTTGAGATTGCGTCAAAAGAGAAACAACTTGCAGAGCTTAAAGACACTGAAAATCAGTACAAGAAAGAGCGAGAGGAACGATTTAACACAGAACATGCAGAGCTGTTGGCTGGAATTGCAAAATTGCAATCTCGTGTCTCTTATTTACAAGAAAAAAAGAGAAAAGCTGAACAACCTGTTGATCTTGTTGCAGCACGACAAGAAGTTGCTGAGTTAAAAAAGGAATTACTCGCTAATATATCTCTATATGATCAAAAGTGTGAAGAACTTACTAAACAATATAAAGAAATATCTGTCAAGATTGCTGAAGCTGAAAAGAAATCAAACATTCTTTCCAGAACACAAAAAGAAATTGAGTCAAAACAGAAGGAAGTCGAAAAAAATAAACAAGAAACAATTAAGGTCTTACAAGCGACAGAAAAATACTTCAGAGAAACAGAACAAGAGTGTGAAAAAAGGAAAAAAGATGTTAGTAAGCGAGAACATGAAGTACTTTCCCGGGAAAGACAAATACTAGCAAAAGAAACAGCAATCAAATCACAACGGGACGAAATTGGCAGACAATGGGTTGCACTCAAAGATAAAAAAGAAATGTTTAACAGAATTACTAATACATACTATGGCTAATGCAATACGAGATAAAAACTTTGTTACTACCTGGATGGGTGTCTCATGTGTCGATGGTGTTACTCCAATACCAATACAAATAGATTCTGCAACAGGTAAGGTTAAAGTGGACTCGACTACTGTCATATCAGTAGTTCCTACACCTCTTAATATACGAGATGCGAATTATCGTTCAGTTATTTTTGGTGTGAGTACTGCGGATGCGACAGTTGCACTACCTTTATATGTAACACCAGATGGAGCAGTTTTAATAGATTCATAATAATATACTATGACAGATGCAATTAGAGATAATAACCACGTTCCCGTAGCACTCGGACAATCGAACACTGATGCTACTAATACACTTCCTTTCCTTGTTGACTCAGTAACGGGTAAATTACTTGTAGACGGTGGTGGAGGGGGTGGTAACGCTTGGGAACTCACAGGAAAC